TTATGGATGGTACAAGGGATTCAAACATTTGGGGTATGACACGTATTGGTTTGATGATAACAACTATCCATCCGATTTTGATTATTCCAACTGTTTGTTTCTTACGGAAGGATATGCCGAGGATAAGATTCCCATCGTAGCCTCTTCCATCTATGTGGTCCATATTGCAAGAGATCCAACAAAGTATATTGGAAAAGTAAAAAGGTTCGTTGAGATTCGTTATTTGGTAGATGCGATTCAAGATTGTAACTATCATTATACGTTGGACAAATCCAAGTGTACAAAGATCAGTGACTGTACCTATTATGAAAAGTTGACAAACAATGGAGGAATAGCACGATTTCACGCATCACCAGAACCTATGGAGTATGAATGTATCTATACATGTTGGGCAACGGATTTATTACCGCATGAAATTGTAGACGAGGCCATGTATCAAGAACGAGAAAAGAAAATTTATTGGTTTGGAAGTGCGAGTCCCTTTTACTGTAAAGAAATAAAACGATTTGAAGAAGCGTGTACTCAAAATGGCATTGAATTCATAGTCAATAATCCATGGACAAATCCTAAATCATTTGAAGAAGTGCAGCGCTACACGGCAAAGTCCTTGTTAGCACCGGATATACGTTCGTCAGGTGATCCGAATAAAATCGCAATGGGTGAATCTGGTACGTGCCATAAACAGATTGGTTACATTGCGTGTCGTTTGTTAAAATCTATTAGTTATGGCCATTTGGGCGTAACCAATTCAAAACATGCTTACGAATTATTAGAAAAGAAAGTGGTATATCATGAAGATGAACAACGGTTATTTTATGCAGCCATTCAACAAAAAGATAACTATGCGTTGATTCAAGAACAAATGGCTCTTGTCCGTGAAAGGCATACCTATTTGAATCGTATTCAAGATTTGTTACACGTCTTGGGAAGTAGTATAGAGCTGATTGTATAAGTCAGGTGCATGTCCACCATTCGGACCCTTGCCATATTTTGGTGTCCGATATAGGGCGTCTACGTTGTTTCTATCTTTGGTACTGTAGATGGAAAATAGGTCATTATGAACAAAAAATAAATTGACACCTTTTTCATTCGCATAGACTAAGGAATAATGGTGACGTTGAGCTAATTTATAAAACGATAAAATACTTGCTCCAAAATAATTATGGTTGATCTTTGAATTTTTCAAAACTACTTTATCTTCATGAGGTAAATGAGTTGCATTGTATTCACATACGAATATTCTAGGCTTGTATACTTTTAAAATTTCATCTAGTACATAATAATCATACGAATCAATATCCAAGGATAACACGTCAAATATTGATGGTACATTGTATTTTTTGAACAAATCAATTACATTTTCACAGGTAACGGTTTCTTGATATAACTGAATGGCAGGATTAGAATAATGCATGTCCATTAAAATACCATGAAATCCATTTTCTTTTAAAGCTCGCGTATTGCATTGACTTCCATCTTCTGCTCCAAATTCAACATAGTAGCGGTTCGTCGTACCATAGATGCGTAAGAGCTCAGATAAAATACCGTCTTCCCCTGATTCAGAATAAATAGTATATTCTTTTGTGGAAAGATCTATTACTTGTGGAAAGTAGGCGAGTTTATTATGTTCATTTAACGATATAAATTGGTATCCCATGGAAGATAAAAAGGTAGATACTTCTTCTAGTTCAAAATCAATGCCTAAGGATTGTTTCATTTCTTCAGTGACACGTTTATCTGTATCTTCAAACCAAATCAATGGTTTATATTTTTGAATGGTTTCTTTCGCACCCATTAGTACTAGTATTTCAGAACCCTCTACATCTAGTTTTATGTAGTCACAACGTTCCAAGTTTAAGCTATCTATTGTAATCATGTACACTTTTTCACCATGCATACCTAATCCTATTCCTCCATAGTTAAATGCAGTGGATGTATTATATTCAATGGGACAATCATATCCATCGTATAAATGACTACTAAGTGTGGTAGTCATTGTTTTATGACCTACTGCCATATGATAAGATCTACACTTTGGTACATTTTTTTTCAATAACTCATACATATGTATTTGGGGTTCAAACGCTAACACTTTACAATCCAAGGTAGAATAGATCATACTATGACTACCAATATGACTACCAATGTCTAGTATTAGTTTTGCATTTCTAAGATGAGGCATAACTTTTAAAATCAGGTCTTCTTCATAAAGTTTACCTTGTCGTAGTGCGGAAATAAAAACAACGTCATTAGAATAACAAGACATTGGACCATACTTTGTGTGAAACGTTTCCATACGTTTATTGAAAGGTTTCGGTTTAAATTAGTTTAAATAAGCACACTGGATATATTTTTCGGTAAGATCCATAAAATAAATTAACCATTTACTATTTATGTTAGAATTGGATACTATTATTATGGATTATTTGAAACCATTTCCTACCATTACCCGTGAAGATTTAGAGTATTTAACTATACACCGTCCTACGGTAACGGTGCGTTTAAAAATCATCAATCAACAAGTCTATCAACACGGATCACATAGAAATGGAAGATTAGATTCTTTGATATGGTTGTTACAAGAAACGTTAAAAGAGTATGTAATTTCGGATTGTGAATTTGTACTTTTTTACGATGATTCTATTAATGAAGAAAATGTAGCGTTGGTGAAAGGTAAGCCCATGATTGTTGCTACGTCAGTGGGTGTCCATTCTTTTATTTTATATCCAGATTTTACGTTTCACGTATTTCCAGAATATAACATTAAAGATCATGAATCGTACTGTAATGAATTAGTAGACTCTATCCCCTTTCACAAAAAAATTCCAAAGCTCGTGTTTAGAGGTGATATGCACCCGCATACTAGACCTTATAGAACACAATATATTAGGACAGACCTCTACTATGATTGTCAACATTACGACATTGTCTGTTCAAGTGGAAAATCATTTTTGTCTAGAAAAGAAAAAAACAATTATAAATATTATTTACATTTGAATGGTAGGCATGATAATGCTTACAGCTCTGCTTTAAAATATGGTTTATGTAATTCAGTAGTGTTTTATTCCGCGCCTACCATGTACAGAGAATTTTGGCAACATCCAAGTATTTTCAAAGAAGGTATCCATTACATACATACACGTAGTCCAGTAGAGTTAGAAGATAAATTACGATATTATTTAACACACGAAAGGGAAGCCGCACAAATTGCGAATAATGCGCTTACTTTTTTCAAAAAATATTTGTGGAAAAAGAGCACCATCAAATATTATATTCAAAAATTATTAAATGAATATGCCAAACGAATGACGTACCAACCAACCTTGGCTCCAGAAGACTATTTATTGCCAAAGGGTTAATTGCGTAATATATTTTTAAAAATTATATCATTTTTATTATGAACATTTATTGTTTTTGGACAGGAGATAATAAAATGTCACCATCCAGAATAGAATGTTTAAAACAATTGAAAGAAACAACACAATGTAATGTTATTTTGGTAACGAAACAAACATTACCGCAATACATATTGCCAGATCATCCATTACATCCGTCTTATGAATATTTGTCTGAAACACATAAAGCAGATTATTTAAGAACATATTTTATGAATTTTCATGGTGGAGGCTATAGTGATGTAAAAAAAACAACTGGTTCATGGATACAATCATTTGATAATTTAAACAAAAGCGATTATTGGATTTGTGGATACAAAGAAATAGATGGAGGGGTTGCGTACACTCCATTATCTAGTAAGTGGGAAGAACTTCTTGGTAATGGTGCATATATATGCAAACCTCAAACACCACTTACCATTGAATGGTACAATGCAATGATTCAATTACTAGATACTAAATTAGAAGAATTAAAAAGAAATCCTTCTACTAGCTATTCCGATTCAAAAGAATCTGGTTCAGGTTATCCAATTGAATGGAACGAAATGTTGGGTAGAATTTTTCACAAAATTTCTTATCAATACAAAGAACGGTTGTTAAATACATTACCAATATGCATACTTCACAATTATAGATAATCTATAAATAAAAGATTTAAGTATTTTCATCTTAACGTAAATTATGAGCGTAATGGAATTACAAAAATGGATACATTTTGCAAAATCTACACATCAAACGATCATCCCTTTTACAGAAGATTCTGTAGAATCCGAACAATTCGTAAAGGACCTCAGTGGATACCATAACACCATGATCTTTCTTCTCAATCCAGACATTGATTTCCCACCACCCAAAAAACCTTATCGGTATGATAAATATTTTCGTAAAGAAGAATTACCTGAACACTATGAAACCATAGACTATTATGAAAAAATCAATACAGAAGTAATAGACATTATAGAAAAAAATAACATACATATTGTCACATACGCATCCTCCATAGAACATCCAAATGTGACTTGTATCCCCTTGGGTGTCTATTCTCAGTTTCGCCAAGTTCCTGTAAAAGAGAAAACCATTCTGTGTTACGTGAACATGGGTATGCATTGTGATCGGTGGTATGGCAATCCACGTAAAGAGTACAAAGCAGCACCCTTTATGATACAACGATCTAATCTGTCCATGGATGCATTTTATGAAGACATTGCAAAAAGTAAATTTATGATTTGTCCAAGAGGATGTGGTATAGATACGTATCGTATGTGGGATTGTATCCAATTGGGTTGTATCCCCATTGTGAAAAAATATCATGGTCATGCATGTTTTGAAGATTTACCCATTTTATTTGTAGACAGCTATGATGTTACGGAAGAATTACTGAATCAAACATACGAGGCTTATTCAAAAAGAACGTTTTGTTATGAAAAATGTACTATGGAGTATTGGATAGATACAGTGCTACGTCGCAAGGCGTCCTTTTTGTAGAGACAAGATGAAACAACTCTGGATACTTTTTCCAGACTAACGCAATGGCTAACTGTTCATTATTCATTTGTTCGTGAGATAACATGGTTTGAAACACCTCTTCTACTTTTTTGCCAATCTCAGAAACAATCTTGGCATTTCCACCAAACATTCCACCTTTGAATAAATTATCTGCTTTCCATAGAAAAGAATCATCTATGACATAAGACCACACATCTTCTCTTGGCTGAATAATGAATTGATCCGTATGAATGACTCTGGGATATGGTAAAGTAATGTCCATGTTACCAAAAAAACGAGAGATGCCAGCATCCATCCAATAAAATGAATCGGATTGAAAGGGATTTAGACTCATGGCTTTTTCCAACCATCCAAATTTACTATACTGAATGACGTTATACTCTGGTAAAACGCATTCTACACGTTGAGGGTGTGCGATACGTTGTTTATAAGCGTCACTTTTCAAAATCTCTTTCATGCGAGGTAGATATTTATAGTAGGAAGCATTCTCCAAGGTATCTTCTAGAATGTAGGCGCGCGGGCTCTTCTCTCTCATAAAAGGTACAAACTTTGCTTCCGTTACAATAAAAAGGTTACAGTTTAACTGTAAGGTTTTTTCAATCCATTGCAGATATTCACCCAGGGTACGTCCGTCACCCTTGGTATCGCGATGTATATCAAAAAAAGCAGTCACCATAGTCATAATAAATCAAGGACAATATTGTTTAAATCTATTCATTTTACCCTTTTATCAATTTATACGTCTACGCGTTTTGTTACGTGCTTTGTATTTTTTGGTTGGTGACATTGTCATGACGTTAATTTTACAGGCCGTATATTGATTAACATAACCTGCGCGACAAGAAAGATCATATCCACTTAATTTTACAGGTATACCATTAAGAGTATGAGGTATACCGCTGTTTACATATAAATCTAAATAACTTTCTAATGGAAATTTACCACCTAACGTATAAATTTTACCTTTTGGAAAATCAGGACTTCCTAAACTTTTAAATTGAGGTGGCATAGTATCCTTTACATAGACTAACGTAGTCATAGAATATTTGGTTATTTAAATCGTTGTAATGCATGTTCGCAAGCCAATTGTTCCGCCTTCTTTTTAATTTTATGTTTTCCTTCTCCTAGAAAGATGAGGACAGATGTATGATGTTTCATGTAGGTCTGGATCGCTTCAAACGAACCGAATTGGCTAAAAGGCAAGGCTTTTTTAATGCACGTTTCCCAAATAGGTTGCCCGA